TGGGTGGGTGTTTTTCCCCATCGGGGGCGGCGCTGGGGTTTCACAGGTGAGCCCCAGTGCCGCCCCCTCTTGGGGGAAAAACACGGCGGCGGTTTTTGGGGTTCATGGCTGGCGTAGCTCCAGCCATATCCGCCCGCTAACATATCGGGTTATTAGGGGGTTTGCAAATGCAAACTACAAACAAAAAGCGGTTTTATACTCCGCAGTTCTCGGAAATGGCGTGCGTAACAGTTCGCCGTCTCGCTTGGGCGCTCGGCGTATCTATGCCAAAGGCAATAGACATCATCGTTAAAGAATTGTCTTCCGCCTTTTCGTCATCTTATGTCTGTCCGCAGTGTAAAGACAAAACAAAATGCAGCCTGTGCGGTTTCAACCAGACCGCCGCAGTAAAAACGGCATAAGCAGGTCATTCGTTTTTATGTCTACTTACTATCATAAACTCCGGCGTTGCCGGAGTTAACAACTAAATTTTCAGGAGATAAACAAAATGGAAAATAAAAAAACAATCCCGCCGGAAGTAGCCGCCCTTATTCCTTGCGGTCAGTTATATGTAACAAAAAGGAAAATCAGAGAATTTCAGGAATGTATCAAACGTCTTGAAACAGTCTTAAAACAATGCCCGAAAATCGGAGCGACAGACGGAGCAACAGAACACCCCGCAGTCTTTCATTATTTCTACGGCGGTACAGATATATATATCTGTGAATATGAAGGCGCGGACGGTCAAATGTTCGGATACAGTATCTTAAACGGAGACTTGCAGAATTCGGAATGGGGATATTTCAGCGTCAAGGATTTCTCACAGTCAAGATATTTTAACATTGATTATCATTTCCCCGAACAGACCATAGAAGCCGCGCTATATTCGTCTTACCCCGATTATTTCAAAAAACCGCAATCTTTAAGGAGCATAGAATGATGTTACCAATTTTTAACGGTAAGAATTTCGGCTATCTCTATGAAACCGAAACAGGACATTATCTGTTACACGATAAAGATTTTAAAACTCATATTTACTTACAAGGCGATGACGCCCGAATATTTCGGGAAGAAATCGAGCATATCGGCAGTTTGCCGCCCACGCAATCCAATGACGGCAGATTAACAGAAAACATCATAAGCCTTTATCTGTAAATGAAAAGCTGTCCGGTAGCGGCATAACTACCGGACAACAAACACCATAATAAGTAATCCGTCCCTGACAGCAGATGACTAAAAACCACCGCCGTATTTTTCAAAGACCATAACGCCGATAAGCCGCCCGAAGGGGATACTCGGACGGCTCATTTCCCTTTACGACGCCTTAGTTTTCAAAACAACCATATTCCCTTTAGGACGAGTTACAAGAAAACCGTCCCGCTTGCGGAAACGCAAAAATAATTCGCCGTATTCAAGACTTTCAGTCGTTTGGTCAAATCTCTTGAGCTCGATGCCCCGCCTGTTACCATGTTGAATTCTTTTCGGGTTCATAAAGATAGCAAAAATTTCATTCGCCCCAATATCCGCAATCTGCGGAAGAATAGAAACCTCGTGATAAGGGTACAAATCCAATCTGCCCGGCATAGCCTCAGTAGGATGCCGCCAAATCGGTCTGCCTGTCGTATCCTCGATATTAGAGACATGGTTTAAAACAGTTTCATTAATAAACCATGAACAATCCTTGCGTTCCTCCGCCGGAACTTTGTAAACAGCGTCACGGAAATCCTTCCAAGTCAGATCGTTTATAGTCGCTCCCGCTATCGTAACTTCCGTAACATCAGCGCAAGCCATAGCCCCCGTGAAAGGGTCATTGTCAGCTAACAGACATTGGCGGTCAAACTCCTGTCCGTAAGTTTCAATAAATTCGTCAATGAACAAGGAACCCAAATCAACAAAAACATCTTCTTCAAATTCATCAAACCACGGAATGTAACCAGCCAATGTGTAGGCTTTAAGTTCAACCCGCTCCGCCCCTTTAGGTTTGCTGCCCTCGATTTTCTGCCCGTATGCAGTTAACCAATTAAGCTGAACACCGCCCCTGTCCCTCGTAGGAAGAAAAATAGAAGGACCCGTCATCGGACGATGACGGACAAGGCTCATCATTACGGATTTTTTAGCGACATCGGTCATAATTTCCGTTTCATAAATGGGATTAATCAAAAACTGTTCGTTGTTAGGCGACATATTCCCCATAGGATCGCCCAACGCCGCTTTATTGATAGTAAAACCTTTTTCACCCCAAGAAACATCTTTAGGATTAGTCCAGTTATCCGATTTAAGGTTAGGAGAAAACGACAAATCCGCTAAAACCTTATGATTACCCGACCAAGCCGCCGCAATACCCTTACCGAGATTGTAAAGAAGTTCACGCCGTGTTAATTCCTTCGGGTACTTAACCTGCGTTTTCAATTCATCACGCAAACTCTTGATAGTCCCTTCCAATGCCGAAATTTGCGTTGACTGGTTAGATGTAACTGTTTCAAGTGTTTTCGCCATTTCTTCAAGAAGTATTTCCTTGTCTTTAAAATACTCCGCCGCCTTCGCCGGATCGGTAAATCCGGTACTTTCGATTTTTTTCATATCAGTCAGCTTCTGCCTGATAGCCTTCAATAATTCATCCATAAATACACCCCTTAAAAAAATATTTTCAGCAATGACACACATTGCAAATAACACAAATCTTTCTACCCGCCCTTAACCCTCTTTTCATTGTTAATTGTTCCCTTAAACAACCCGCCCCAATAATCCGTATTAATACCGCTATCCCCATTGTTCACTGTTAATTTTTCATTGTTAATTTCTTTTGCTAACGCAAACGGATTAGCCGGAACATTGCAAATCGAAAATTCCAGAAGTTCCTGCTTACGAAAAATCAAATCCGTCCCGTCTTTGCTGTCTTCTTTGGAAGGTATTTCAATCTCAATCACACGAAACCCGACAGACCCCGCCCGAATAACGCCATTCTTTACCCTTTCCCCGATAGACCAGCCGAAAGAGTCATATTCTTTGCTATTAAAAATCACAACCCCATGAAGCCCATTATCATCAACAGAAAGCCCCTCAATTTTCCCGATAGCCGGAATATCATACCTATGCGCCCACTCAACGACAGGATTATTCATATAACGCTTAAAATCCCACCCCATCGGATCAATCCTTTCCCCGAATCTATCAAGGTCAAAAGTAGAAAGCGTCCAAGCAAACCCCTCCGTCTTTTCTTCATTTCTTATTTCTTCTTTTTTATTTTTTATTTCAAAAGGCACAGAAGCAATCAATTCCACATCAGCGCAAACCTTTAAAACTCCCGCCGCCTCTTTCTTCACCCCAAGAAAATCCAACAACACAGAAGCGTTACCCGCAACAAAATCCCCGCTCTTATTCCTGATTAACATAAACACCCCCTTTTATCTTTTCATTTCTTTTTGCTCATTCTCTTTTCTCTGCTTATTCCCAATTCAATTAACTTATCCGGTAAAGGATTTAACACAAAATTTTTCGGATAAAAAAGCATTCCCTTCCGTTCAATAATGTCAAGGTCTTCCGCAGCCATTCTTAATTCAATAGGATTGCGGACACTAAACGCCGTATAAATTTCTGTTTTATATGTAGTAACAGTCCGTCTTGATATATTCATAATTTCCGCTATTTCATTTTCTCTAAAACCATTGCAAACAAGCAGTAAAATTTCATTATGGCGGTCAGTAATAATTTCGTCCGGCAAAGGTTTATCCTGCCTCATTCTCAATCTTTCCTGTACAGCCGGAGCAATATAATTCCTGCCTTTCCGTATTTCTTCCAATCCCCTATACCATTCATCAAGACCGTAAAAAGATGTCGCATAAGATTTAACTCCTTTAATAATAAATTGCATTGCCAAGTCAGACGGATATTCACCTATCGAAACCGCAGCGATAGAAATTTTCGGGAATTTTCTTTTTAGTTCGCCCATCAAATAAGGCGTTGAACGCTGAAAAAACCTTGCTCCGATTATTACAAGATCAGGTTTCAAATCCTTTATCAGCATATTAAGAGCGTCTTTTTCCAAAGCGGTAGCCGTTACATTAAGAAACCCTAATTCTTCCAGCCGCCTTTTATAAAACAAATGGTTACTGACCGCCCTGCTGATAACAAGCGTCCCTCCCTTCATTTTATTTCCCCTCCCCATTACAACCGTTAGTTGCAACAACACTTTTAGGCCGATACCAAACATCGCCCCACGGCTTCGGCTCTTTGCCCCGCTCCTTTAGTACATCGTTGATTGTTTTCAATCCGGCGTTTATTTCCTCAATATCCCTCTTGCTCTGTTGATCTTCGCTTTCCTGCAATTCGGGTATATCAAACAAATCAAAAACACCGCGCTCTTTCAGCCCGAGCCTTATAAAAAATTGAGTCTCAAGTATTTGTTCAAACTGATGAAGAATAGGAATGAGAGTATATTTCCAAAATGCGCTGTGTTGTTCGGCAGTATCCTTGCCGGAAAGAGCGGTAGACTTATCGTTCAAGTTTGCCACTCTCGGCGGTATGCCGTACTTCGCCAATATCGTGTACAAGTTCCAGCGTTTTAGTTCAAAAAGTTTTATTACGTCAGGGCTGAAAGTAACAGGTTTGAATTCCGTACCCTTGCCGAGTACCGCAATTTTCCTTCCCGCTTTCACAGCTCCGTATTTGCTTTCCCACCTGCGCTCAAGCTGATCCGCTTCTTCCGGTCTCAAAGTTTGTTCAGTTTTCAAAATACCTTGCGGTATAGCGTTGTTTTTCAGTAATTGCGAATTAGCTCTATTGGCGTAATAATCCTGCTCAAGCTCAAGAGATAAAGAAATAAGCGGATTAATCCCACGTACAGGATTAAAAGGATTCCATTCTTTAAAATGAATTATCTCATCGGAAAGAATAGGGATAAGCTCAGTACCGCAATGGTAAAACCATCGGCGAGGAATATGCCGAAAATCAAAATCAATACCGCCACGCAGTTCTCCTTCGTTCCGCATTTTACGGGGATCAAGTATGTATATTTCTTTAGGCAAACCGCCCGAATAATCGGCTCCGAACCACCAGAACGCTTCACCTTCAAGAAACCACCAAGCGGCGGTTTCTTTCCAGAGGTCATAACTGCTTAAAGCGGGATTAGGTCTGCGGAATAAATCAAAAATCAAACCGTTCGTTACATCGTCCCCTCCGTTCTTAACCGTAAAATCGGCTCGCGCGATATTTCGGATAAGAATGTAAATCGCAATATTAACCCAGGCATGAAGAAAAGAGGAATTGACAATTGATTGATCACTGTAAAAACTACTGAAATCATTATCGCAAGTCAAGGAATTTCTAAATGAATTGTCAGAATTATCACTTAATGATTTATTATGTTTCCTGTTATCTGCGGTACGATTAAATTTTAAAGCTATTTTAGTAAACAAATTCATATTAATCCCTAATCATTCCCCATTGCTCTTTTCTCTTTGCTCATTGTTAATTGTTCACTGTTCATTGAAAAACAACTCCCTGCTGAACGTCAGAAAATATCGCATAACGCAAAGCGTCCATGTAATGATCGTTAACCTTCACAATCTCTCCCGCTTCATCACGGCAGTAGTCCCAAATCTCGGATAAAACTCCCGTACACTTTTCGCAGACAAGGAATTGTTTACGCTCAATTTTCGCGTTAATAAAATCAATACCGCTGTCAACAGAATTATTCGCTTTAACCCCTCCCGTAATTTCCTGTATGCGTTCCCCTCCGGCGGGATCACAATAGACGGGCAGCCCCATTCCGTTCGGACAATCAAACCAGCCTCTTGCGTTTATTTCCTCATTAAAACTTTGCGTAGTCATGTTGAACGCCCCATAATCGCAAAGGACATAAATCACATCGCCAAGCCAGCCGATTTTAACAAACGTGATATTCAAACCGAAATCCTGCCCCGCTGCGTATCTGTCAAACTGTTCAGGCAATTCGGAAGCGTTAACAATCATCGTTTCGTCAAAGCGGTCGTATATAACCCCTTCCGCTTTAACCCATAAACCGTCTCTAAATCTTGCCCTTTGTTTTTCAGGCAGACCGTCAAGAATGTCAGAGATATAATCTTCCGGCAAATTTTCCCTGTTATCTTCGGGGTTTAATAACATAGATTGATAAAGTTCCTGTTTTTCCAGCGGATCACCGGAAAGAAATTGCCGCTTCAAAACAAATATCTTGTAAGCCCAATGCAGAGGAGACCCGGGATTGCAGTCATAATAAAACAAATTCTTACAATCCTTAATTCTCATAGCCAGTCTTGAATAAGCGGTAGTAACAGCAACATAACTAAGCTGTGAAATCTCATTAAAATAAATCGTGTTATACTCATGCCCTAAAATCTTGTCAGCCTGCTCCCTGTCTCCAAGCCCCCCAATCCATATTTCAGAACCGTTAAAAAGCGTAATCATGCTTTCATGCGCAAGGTATGTATAGCCGTTTTTCCCGACAGTATTAT